CAAAAAACAGTCCTTCAGTGGATCGAATCAGGGTGCGATTATCTTCAGGGAACCATGCTCTATGGGCAATTCGGAAAAAACATCTTTCTCAAAGCAGATTTCCACAGTAAACAGCGTAAATATGCGACCAAAATTATCTATGAATTGTGCAAATCGGTAGGTCTGAATTATGCACAGTTGCAAAAAGAGAACCTGATTCCTGTTATTCAGGAATTAAGCCCGGTACAAATACAACCTTCTGAACCTGTCCATAAATCTTTTATTTCTGTAGATCCGCCAGCGGATATTCCAGAACTTTCAGAAATGCCGGAGGCATTATCTGCCACAAATATCGCAGAATACCCACCAAGCATACGCAGGATCATTTCCGAGTATGCTGAAATCTTCCAGGAGCGTAGTAAAACCCATCGTATCCTTACTGAAATGCCACAAGGGAATAGCCAGACATTGAAAACCAAACGAGCTGAAATCTTTGACCTTGTCAAATCTTTCACTGTTCGTCTGGAGTACCTGTTTAAAATTCGCCAACAGTTCGAACTAAACGGAGAACTTCCGTTGGAGGACGAAGTTTGGCCCATGCCCAAAGAGTTGCCGGAAACCACATTGTCGGATGATCCGGAAGAACTTCGAAAAATGAAGAAGAATCAGCAGACTGCCAACACCAAAGATCAGAATATGCTGGACTATCAAACAATGATAAAAGGTGATGAGAAGAAAACCATGCCATCCGGTCCAAAACGGACTCGGATTGAAAACCGGATCAAAGGCCGATTGAAATTCATTCAGGAAATCGATCTCAAATTAGTCAGTCTAAATGCTAACTAATTCGATCCAAAGCATTATCCCTGAATTATCTGTTGATAATACTTCAAATAATCCGCAGGGAGGAACCGGCAAACAGCAAGCTGTTGGCCTGGTATCGGATTTGGAAAATGGAAACTCATCGGTTTTTGTCGCTGAAGCTGACAAAAGCCTCACCAAAGCCATCGGCAAGTTGCAAAACGGGTTGACCACCCATTTTTACAGCTGGGGAAATTTCAATTTGGTTCGTTTGATGATGTACATCCTCAAACAAACCGGTCCGGCCCATGCTTTTATGACTTCCTATTCATTCAGTCAAAAAAGTATCGAACAGCTTAACCTGAAATTGTCGCAGAAGCAGTTGCTCTCTTTTCGGGTGATTATTGACAACCGGGTGAAAACCATGAGCCCGATTCCGTTTCAAATGCTGATGAACAGCTTTGATTACCGGTGTACTTCCATTCATGCCAAAATAGCGCTGATCTGGAATGAGGATTGGAAAATCACCATTCTGACCAGTCAGAATGCAACCGATAATCCCAAGATGGAAAGAGGAACCATCTTTACAGATGTTTCTGTTTTTGACTTCGATTTAAAAACCCTTGAAAATGAATTTCTCAGAGGATCAACTTAAAGAAATTGAAGACATGGCAGGACTTTTCTTTGGAGCTGGAGATATTGCCATTAACCTGGAACTGAACGAGGACGAAACTGAAGTTTTTGGATTTCAAATTGACAGCAAGAACTCCACTTTTCCGGAGGTGGCAGCCTACCTGAAAGGAAGGCTTACCGCTGAAATTGTGATGCGAAAAGCCATCAAACAGTCTGCACAAAATGGCAGCAGTCCATCGCAGCAACAAATGCTTCACTTTTTAAAAGATTCGAAATGAGCCGCAAAGCACTGGAGGATATGAAATACGAAACCATCAAGGCACACATGCTTGATCCTGATCACTCTCCACTTCCACCCGATCTGGGTTATCTTCTCGACCGGATTGTTTCGCTCTCGAAAATCCTGGATAAAAACCCGATGCAAAAGCAGGCCATTGCATTGCACCGGATAAAGTATCCGGATATTGTGACTTCCGTTGCTTATGAAGACATGCGCCTGTGCCTGAAACTTTTTAACACGATCCATACATTCGATTTTGATTTCTACCAAACCTGGCTGATCAATGACATTATCGGCAATATTATGGAGTGCCGAAAAGGAAATACGGATAAGGACCGCCGGGTAATCTCAATGGAACATACCAACCTGTTGAAAGCAATAGGAGAAAAGCCTGAGAACCTGGAAGATCCCAAACGAACTGAAAAACATCAGTTCTATATCCTGATCCAGAACAACAACCAGCAGATCAAACTTGATCTTGACAGTCTACAGAACCTGCCGACTGCTGCGATCCGCGAACTCAATCGGTTGATCTACGGTGGAAATGAAATCACCGATGCCGATGCCGAACAAATCATGAATTCTTAACTATTGAATTGATTTTCACCTGAACTTATTTTTTCATGATCACAGAACTAATTGACCTGAACAGTCCTCAGAAAATATCGGTTGTCAACAACGCTCAAAGCGAAGTGGACATACAGGGTCGTGGTACCGGAAAATCGTATGTGATAGGCTGGGAAATCAACGAAATTGTACGCCGGATGCCGCGATCAATTACATCGATCACTGGCCGCACTTACGGTCAGATTTATACCCGGACACTTCCATCAACGATTAAATTTCTGGAGAAAATTGGGTACGAAAAGGATAAGGATTTTAAGATCGGTGGGAAACCACCTGAAACATTTCTTTCGCCTTATGAGCCGGTTACCAAATTCGATAACTACATCTCCTTTGCCAACGGCACCGGATTTCTGATGCTTTCGCAGGAACGGGCCGGTTCGAGCCGTGGGCCGAACCTTGACCGTGAAATTGTTGACGAAGCGTTGACATTGAATAAAGCACGATACGACGAAGAAGTTTCACCGGCGAACCGGGGGAACGAGGAACACTTTGGATTTCGCTCCAGTAAACGCATTCGCCAGCACCATGGATTCCGCTATGTTTCATCCATGCCTTATACCAGGGAACAAATGTGGTTGCTCCGGTATGGGGATTACTACATGGACGAAGCTGGTATTCCTATTTTCGATATCTGGAACCGTATCGTCAAACTTCAGATCCAGGTTATCGAAGCTTACAAAGCAGGGGATAAACGCTTGTTTAAGGATATCTGGAATGAAACAGTCCGGTTGAAGAAACAAATCGCTCCATTCGCTTCCAAACAGGGTGTTCTGTTTACCCTTGCCAATGCTTTCGACAATGTTGAGAACTTAGGTATGTCGTACATCGTTCGGGAATACGACAAGCAAAACCTGATGACCTTCATGATTGAGATCCTGAACTGGATCATTGATAAAGTGGAGGACTGCTACTATCCACTGGACAGCCAGAAGCATATTTATTACGATGCGTACAACGATGATTTTATCCGTGGATTGGCAGAAAACAGCAATTGGGATGCTGATCAGCTCTCAACGCCTGACAGTCGTTTCGACCTGGATTGCGACCCTAACCGGCCACTGGAAATAGTGCCAGATTGGGGCGCCAAGATCAACCTTTTTTCTGTTGGTCAGGAACGGAACTTTAACTTCGTGACCAAAATGATTGAACCGGTTGATTGCGTGATCAATGAATTCTTCATTAAACCGCAAACTGCCAAGAGTGTGCCGGTGGATGATCTGGTGGATCTGTTCTGCGATTATTACAAAGAGCATCCCTGCCGGGATTTGTTTTATTACCGGGACCGGTATGGCGATCACCGTCAGCCAAACGTTAAAAACTCGAAACCCTACAATGAACAGGCCATTGAAAGGCTTGAAAAGCGAGGATGGAGAGTATTTGCCAAAGTGCACAAAGGCATGGAGCCTCCGCAGCATGATAAATATTTGTTGTGGCTCAATATTCTGAAAGGCAACGATCCCAGGTACCCGAAATTCATCATTAATGGTCGGAACTGCAAGTTCACCATTATTTCGATGAACAACACCCGTGTGATTGAAAAGGAAGGCAAATTTGCAAAGGATAAATCCTCGGAACGAAGGGATTCGATCCTGCCGGAGGAAGCAACCCACTTTGGGGATGCGGTTGATAAAAGATTCTGGACCAAATACGGAAATATTCTTTACAAAGCTGGTGGTTCAACGTTTGTGAGCCCAAGGATTTAAAATATCTCAAGAACTTTTTACTCTCCCAACAGGTCGTTTCGCTATCGTACCAAATAGGCTCATATCGTATCAATATTATTGGATACGCGTCGAATAAATGCCATTCTTTGGTGTTCGGAGCGCCACGATAAACCATTCCCAAAGATCAGCTGAATACCAAACTGCAAGGTTCCTTGTTCCTTCGCGGCTGATTGTGTAAGGGCCCCTTCATACTTGTTTTTATTAAAATCCACACAAAACAA